GATAGCGGCCATGTGCGTGGCGCGAATTGGGATGATTCCAATGACCACGGCTTACGCAACGTTATGCCCGACGAATCCCGCGACCGCGGCTTAGACCACCTTGTCGGCCTCGATGACGACGCCAGCGGTATGGGCAGCGGAAGCAAGATTCTTGGTGGCGGCGGTCCATTGACCAAAGACCGCACCATTGGCTCCAACAAGCCCCCGCGTCCAACCACTGGGCCGAGAGTAAATAGTCGCAGAGGCTGATCATGGCATTCGCTAAGAGAAAACCCGAACCGCCATCGGCAGAAGAGCGCCTGCTTGCCGAGATTCAAAACGTCCGCGCCAAAATCCACGACTTCATCGAGGAAAAAGCGCAGGCACTGAAACAAACCAGGGATTTCCGCGATCTTCCAATCGAGCACGCCCGTCAGCAGCTCCACCAATTTGAATGCGCTTGCAGATGTGCCGCGCGTCTCTTGGGAGACCCGGATGCATAGTTTGCCGATCCTTGGCTTTGATCGCCCAGATGACGCCTGCACGGATGCCGCACCGTTGATCATCCGCTGGAAAAGCGGCGGATCCATTATCGGCGGCATCTTGGCGCCATTAGATCCGCAATGGTTGAAGGCCTTTCGGGTCGATCAGGAACACAATGAAGAACTAAGAAGCCAAGGCATTTCCGTCTTGGCGGACCATCGCTAATAAGGAGACTAAAGTGGTTGTTAAACTCAAGCCAACTTGGACCTGCACGACCAAGGCGGGAAACGATAAGACCGGCTGGAAACGAGGTGCCCGTGGAATCGATGGCGCGTTCGACCTCGATGGCCGGGATTTTATGCAGACAATGGACCCGAAAGCCGACGCCCGTATTTATGGCAGCGACACAAGAGGTCAACGCGCTGATGGCGCACAGCGTGTCATGAGCAACGCAGCAGACCCCGGCACGATCACACGCTCGAATGACGGCACGTCTATCGGCTATGAAGGTCAAGACGCATGAGCATCGGGAAGCCCTTCTTGCCGGGCCGCGCCAAGACCGGTGGGCGCGTCAAAGGAAGCCGCAACAAAATCTCTGAGTCTTTCCTAAAAGACCTCGCAGCAGAGTGGGAAGTCAGCGGCCCTGATGCACTTAAGGTCATGAGTAAAGAAGATCCTTCGGGCTTTGTGAAAGTTACGGCAGCGCTATTGCCGAAGGAATTCGAGATTTCAGATTCACGATTAAAAGATATGGATGACGATGAACTCGACCTCCTCATCAACGAAGTCCGCGCTCGAATCCGAGGAGCTTTTGTTAGCGACGCTCCAGGCAGAGAAGGACCGGAGACTTACAACTGATAAGCTGCGGTATTACCGGCCTTACCCGCTGCAAGCAAAATTCCACGCAGCGGGCGCCACACACCGCGAAAGGTTGATGTGCGCCGGCAATCAATTGGGCAAGACGCTTGCTGGCGGCATGGAAGCGGCCATGCACGCCAGCGGTCGTTATGCCGATTGGTGGAAAGGCAAACGGTTTGATCGTCCGACAGTGGGATGGGCGTGTAGCGTATCTGGTGAAGTGGCCAGAGACACTGTGCAGCGCATTCTGCTTGGCCGTTCTGGTGCTATCGGGACCGGCACTATCCCGAAGGATGCAATTCTTGAAACTGTCACCGCTCGTGGCATTGCGGATTTGGTCGGCACAATCAAAGTCCAACATGTGTCCGGTGGCGTGTCGCTGATTGGTTTGAAGTCCTACCTTGCTGGACGCGAGGCGTTCCAGGGCGAAACTCTCGATTGGGCATGGGCAGACGAGGAGCCCCCCGCCGATGTCTTCACGGAACTGTTAACGCGCCTCAACGTTGGCAACGGCCCGTTGTGGCTAACGCAGACTCCGTTGCTTGGCATCTCTGAGGTGGTGCGCCGCTTCTTGCATGAGAAGTCGCCGGATCGTCATGTCACCTTCATGACCATAAGTGACGTTACGCATTTTTCGGAAGAGGAAAAACAAAGGATCATAGCGTCTTATCCAAAGCACGAGTTGGAAGCTCGCACTAAAGGCATTCCGATTTTAGGCAGTGGCCGAATCTTCCCGGTCGAAGAAGCCAAGATTGCTATCGAACATCGCGATTTCCCCAGCCATTGGCCGCGCATCGGTGGAATGGATTTCGGTTGGGATCACCCCTTCGCTGCGGTCGAGCTCGTCTGGGACCGCGACTCTGATGTCGTCTATGTTGCGAAAATCCACCGATTAAAGGAATCGACGCCACTCGAACATGCCGCAGCTATCCGCTCTTGGGGTCGAGATCTCCGCTGGGCATGGCCGCGAGACGGTAAGCGCGAAACGTTGGAGGGCGCCGGCATTGCCTTGGCTGAACAATACAGGGCTCAAGGGCTCTACATGCTGCCCGACCATGCGCAGTTTGAGGATGGCAGCGTGTCGGTTGAAGCTGGCTTGATGACCATGCTCGACCGCATGAGAACTGGCAAACTCAAAGTATTCAAAGAACATTTGGATTGGTGGGAGGAGTTTAGGCTGTACCACCGCAAGGATGGCAGGGTAGTCAAAGAGGGCGACGATTTACTCTGTGCTACCCGATACGCCCTGATGATGCTACGCCACGCTACTACGCAATCATTTGCGGACAAGTGGCGTCGACCAATCGATTATTCACACTCGTCGGGAGTCTATTATTGATGACCGACGTTCATAAGGTAACGGTGCAAATCAGGGCACCGAAAGGAAGCTTTCACGGTGAAGTGGCAGAAGGTTGGTATGTCGTTTTCGAGAACAACGTGATCCTCACCGACCGGGAAGGCAAACCAATCGCTGGTGTTCCCAAGCATTATGTAGGACCGGATGGCGATGCGAAGGTGATTGCCTGCATGATGGTCCGCAACAACCGCAAAGGTCGTGCTTCGGTAAGCGGCTTTAATCGGCGGATTGCGTATCCGAAACTCCATTACTGAGATTGCCGCAGTGTTCTGCTCATCGCTGCGGCGGCGGGGGGTTTGAGTTGTCTACCTCCGACTCGCCCCTCGCACCCCTTTTGTACTGGCGACTTGACGGTGCAGAACGGCGGGGGCCATGGCGAGCGATATGCGGTCTGGTCCCCGTTTCGTTCAAATAATTTCCGCTGTCAGTTTATCTCGCCTGACGGCGGAGGGCTGTGCCTATGCCGGATGTACGCCGGGCGCGGCCTCTCTTAGTTCGTCTGTGACCACCATCACGTTTTGGCGCTTTTTTTCCCGCAATTGTGTCGCTGGTCACAGACTTGGCCACCAATAAGGGTCCATGGAGATTCTGTAATTCTTATTCTTGAAACACAGGCTGGCGGGCGGAGGAGTAAACGGGAGTAAACGGCGAAGGAGAAAACCATGTCTCGCCATTTTGCTGCCTACTTCGCGATAGTTGGCACATTGGCATTTGCGCCTGGCGGCGCCGCCAATGCAGGACCATTTAACAGACCGCACTTCAACATGCTGCAACCGCACTTCAACATGGCGCAACCGCACTTCAACATGCTGCGACCGCAACCGCACTTCAACATGCTGCGACCGCAAATCAGCATGTCCACGCCACATCTAAGCAACATGCCCCCGCCACATCTAAGCAATTCGAAACCGACCCCCCGCCCAATCCCTGGCGCAGTTCGAAGCCTCCAAAGCCCAACAGGCCAACCTACGAGAGAGCAACAATCCACAACGGGGACAACGTCCGCGAATCTGGCTTCAAATGTGAGCGGCGCAAATGTGAGCGGCGCAAATGTGAGCGGCGCAAATGTGAGCGGCGGCGCCGCTGCGTCCCGCTACCGAGTCATCGAGGACGGGGGCCGCTTCGCCGTCGTCGAGCGGCGCAGCGATACCGTGATCAAAGCCGGGTTTGAAAGCTCCAAGGCAGCGTGGGCGTGGATCGCAAACCGTGTCTAAGCGTGCGAGCAGTCAACAAGGCTAGCTTGACGCTCTGGCGCAAAAGGAGCAGCGGTCAGCCTGCCAATCCTTCCGGCCTAACAACTCCGGCAGCTTGGCGATGTTCGCCGCAATCCGCCGCGCTATTGGCGCATCAAAACAATTCTTTGTCTCAAAAACGCAAGATTTGGCTGGACCGTTACACCGCTGTTACAGACGCGGCCAGGCTAATCTCATTCACCTACCGTTGTCCTCGGACGGGGCAAAACGTTCACGGCCACATTGCCAATGACTTAATCGGCAGCGATGGATATGAGCCTGTGAGTTGTACTGCCTGTGGAGGCACTCACCTCATCAATCCCAAGACGGGAAAGCTTCTAGAGGAAGCCAAGACGGCGACCGGTTAGCTACGGGGGGAATATGCGCGCATTAGCGGTAAGCGCGGAAGAATTATCCAGCCTTGAAGAGAAGTTTACGGCTGTTACGATTGAGCGGGACAGTTTACGTGAGAATCTTGTGCGGGCGGTTGAGAGGAATGAGCGGCTGCGTGCAGCGCTGGAAGAAATAATAGATTACATGGAGACGCCTGATTGTGTGAGAGAGATAGCGCGCCGCGCCTTGGAGGGGGCGGCTGTGAAAACTCCACGGTAGCGACAATGAAGTGAGGGCAGCAAGGCGCTTCAAGACGTCC